ATCATAAGTGCAGGTTATCCAGCCATAACTTGTGTCTAACGTAGAGCCAGCAAAGACAACGGAAATCAAATCACTGCCAGTAGGTAAGCTAGATGAGGTAGCTCTTAAGGATACAGTAACATTACCTATCGTCCCCACCTTTTTCAATGATAGTTGTGTGTATGTCAGTGAGTGGGACATCGTGGGGATAAAGGTCTGGGCTTCTCCATAAACACCATATAGCGAATTAGTGTGCGTTCTCGGCCCCTCATAATATTCAAATAATGCAGCCATTCTATGCCGCCTCCGTTGTGAAAGTTACTTGTACTCCGTAACCTGTTCCCGTAGTGTTAGTGGCATAAGCTCTAACATAGTATAAAGTCTCAGCCACTAGGCTTGTCATACTGCTTGTGAAAGCACCATCTCCAGTGGGTACTCCTTCGGTTGTTTTATCACTAGCAATAGTAGGACTCCCTGTTGTGTTGTAGCAAACTCCATGTTGTGTTGGGTTGGGGACACCCAAATCGTCTATAGTCCCATTCCCCGTAGCGGTAGTAGCTGCTATACTTGAAACAGCCTCAGTGCTTACAATGGGAGCACCTGGTATCCACACTGGCATTATTGCCTGCTTTTCTATGTGCCATTTGGGAACTACTTCCCTCCTAGCCATAAGATAATTCACAATATCTCTATAAGCAAAGAGCAACGAGTGTAAGTCTAACCTCAACCCATCATAAGCTTCTATTAAGGCATTGATTGATACTGCGTAATCATCAGCGGCATCAATAAAGGGTATTGCCCCTACCCCTGAAAGGGCAAGAGAGCCAAACCCAAACCTCATTGTGAACTCGCCAGGAGAGTATTGCCTAACGATGTATCCTACATTACCTGACCTGTCATCACCGACCCAAGAATCAGTTATACTCACATAGTCGAAGACTTCCTGCCCACAATTCATTGGGACAAAACCACTACCCCTTTCCGCCTCTAGTTGGTGGTGTTTGAGAATAGCGGTAGCTATAGCAGTACACTGGGCATTACTAACTGCTCTAATGTAATGAGGTGGACTTCTGAGTTCTATATCACCATCATTGGTGGTATCCGCTTTATAGCCAGTATAACTATCTGCGTGGTCTGGATGAGAAGACACCGTGACGTAGTTGGGAATAACTATTCTTTTTCTAACAGCTTTCGAAAAGAAGTTGTGTCCTGTAACTACATCATTGTAGGCATACTGAGCGGTAGTACCTTCTGGTACAAAGAGATGGACTGCCCCATCAGCCTCAACCCTTAACTTAATACCCACCCAACCTACAAGCCTCTTGATAACCGATAATCTGCTTTCACCAGCCGCAATAAAAAAGTAGTCTTTAGGAGCATAGGTATCTACTGCTCCAGCCCCAGTATCCCTGCTATCTACTGTCAACGTGTAGTTTGTGCAATGACTGAACATTGGATACCCTGGGTCAGGTGCAAGAACGTACTCTATGATTTTTTGTACCGGAGAAACATATTGGTCAGATGCACTCCACGCAACAGAAGCCTTGTCGTCATCAAGGAAATCAAATATACCCTTCAATTCTAAGGTGGTTCTTATACTGCCACCAGTAGAGTCTGTTTTCTGAGCCACTACCCATAGTGGTGCACAGGCTGAATAGTTAGCACCATACCCATAAGAAATAACACCACTATACCCTCTCAAATCTAAGGCAGATATGGTAGCACTGGGGTCTTGAACTGCTACCGTAGCAGTTTGACTCCACTCCTGCTCAGTGTGGGTCAATGCCATTATCCTATCATCACCCGCATCAATGTAATAGGTGTAAGAAGTTGAGCCAGTTTTAGTAAGAGCAAGTCTTACCTTGGCATCACCCATTGCGAGTTGTGCTGCGGTTAATGTGTCCCCTAATACCCTCACAATATCTCCATTAAGGTAAGCAGATACTAGGAGCCTCAAAACCTCTTAGAGATTCTAACTCATCTTTTGCTCCCTCATATTTGACCTTTCCCCACTCATACATAAATCTCCAGACATTCGGCCCACCCTTGTTTATCTGGTTGATATATGCACTGGCTTTGTGCATAGCTGCCTTACCAGCTACCAGGTCAGCAAAGATACCTTCCAGTTTATAGTCAAGCGTATTGCTGATGAACCTGACTGTCGTGTCATCGGTAGTAGCATCCATCAATGGAGGGAAGAAAGACACGTCACTCTCACCGCTAGTAAGGGTTCTCGGGTAGTCGGCAATATAAATCCCCCTCACATTATCAATCTGGAACATATCGCCTTTGTAGATAACCTCATCAGCCAACATATCATCTACGTGGATTGTAGTAAGTCCGGCAGCATAGCCAGCTACCAGGTCTATCTTGCCAAGCACCGTAGTCAACTGTGACATTTTATGCTGTAGGGCAAAGTAAACCCAGACCTCATCACTGGCAGAAGCATTCTTGGTATCATCGGGCTCGGCATCTACCTTTAATCGGATGATATGATTCTCTTGAATCTCCCAATCACCAGGATTCAGATATGATGGAGGGTCCTGCAAGATAGGGTATTCTATTTTATCAATATAGAGCCAGTCAAAAGCCCTTCTGCCCAATGCCCCATCGACAGCTTGGTTAGCATTGATATTTATTTCCTTGCTATCGGTGCACTCCTTGTTGAATATCTGGTACGGCTCATCACCATCGGGGAATATATCTTTGCTGAGAACAAGCTTATTGTCACTCACGGCATATTGGGCATCAGTAACCACAGCCCACGTTCTATCCTCTGAATTATAAACCCACTTCCCCGCATCGGTAGTAAGGAACTGTTCAAGTTCGGTATCTACAAGGGAGTTAGCCGTATCAGTGTCAGCCGTTCCCCTTCTACTCTCCAGATTAAACTCACACTTGTAGATGTAAGGATGATACTGAGATATTTCCCTTAATGCCTCGGTAAAGTAAAGTAGAATCTCAGCATCAGTCCAGACAGCGTTCCCAGTATCCTGTAACTTAAAAGATATTAGGTCAATCATCGTTGCATAGGTTTCGGGATAAGCCATAATTTACTCCTCCTATTTACTCCACCATCCCTTTATTAATGCACCAGTTCCAGCAATAAACTGCTTTGTCAATCCAGCAACTCCCTGAGCAACTACCCCTAAAGTTCTTGAAGCCGTCAGAGTAGTATTTAATACAGGAGCACCGATGGCTATAGCGGAAAGCGTCTTACCCATCCCTTTTAATAGTTGTGGGACACCGATAGATGTGGCTGCTATTGTCAAGTAGTGCGTGGTTGCCTTGGTCAACGCCGATACCACAATAGCTGTAGCCGAGATAATTTGTTGATAGGTAGCCACTTTAGCGAGAGACGCTATTCCCAGAGCCACCGCATCAAGAGCCTTGCTGAACATCTTAGCAGTAGAGAGGACGGCGACACCTATAGCCGTGCCATCTAAGGTCAAGAACATTCCCTTATTCATCACAGGCAAGGCAACTGCAATAGCGGATAGATTTTTATGGAAGGTAGACATCTTGGAGGCTAAGGACACACCAACGGCAGTTGCTTCCAGAGATTGATAATAAGTTTGAGCACCAGCTGCTACCTCATTAAAATCGGCTTCGTGAACCATACAGCCAGCAGTAACAGCTTTGGTAGAGTAGAATCTTACCCGCATAGCAGTAACAGATTGGGTGCTACCTATTGCATACTCTACAAACTGACCCTCAACGATAGCCCCAGAGTAAGTGTTGTGCCAAGCACTGCTATAATAGGCATCTACCTCAATAGCATTTATATTAGCTCCACCGATGCTTACCCATATCTGGACTTTATCGCAATCTAAGGCAGCATGGGTCAGCTCAAGGTTGTCAGTATAATCACCTTTGAGGGCAGAGGCATAAGCGTATGTGCCAGTATTCTCATCATAAGCCAGTGCCTCGTCAGTCCATACACTACCACTGTCAATAAAGCCAGTAGGACTTATCCAAGCCATTTAAGCTCCTTATGTCTGCTCAAGCGTTATGGTGAACTCAATCTTGTCGCCATTTGCTAAGGCAATACCAGTGAAGTCTCCGTGTATGACCAAGTTGCCAGTAGTAACGGCATCAAATAGCCCAGTATTGGTAATTGTCTGTGCTGATGCTGATGTCATTAAAGCTACCCACTGGTTTTTGTCAGCTAAAGGCTGGGTTTCAGTTCCTACTATTCTTGTCTCGGCTGCCTCAGTGAACAATGTGGTATCACCCTTAGCTGCCGTGCCAGCACCAGTTCCCCACCCGATATAGCAAGCGGTTTGAGCTTCTATAGCATCAACGACTACTTCCTCACCTGCCTGTGTGTAGATAGTTGCCATTAGTCTTTACCTCCCGATATTATTCCTAAGTCCTCTATCGTGCCATCTTTTCTTATGACTCTGGCACTGATAGTTCCTTTGGGTTTAGCAGATACAGGAATCACATTGCCAGATGAGCCAGTTTGCCTACCCCAAAGAGCTTGTCCTAACTCTGCCTTCTCGTGTGGCTTAGGGATTATAATTTTAGCCTTGATTAACAATTTCCTTATTCTATTCATCTACTTATACCCAACAGTTACTTTACAAGTTACAGTAGATACATCAAGATAGATACCAGTAGAGAACTCAATTGGTGGGTCAAAGATGAAATGACCATAACCAGCAGCGGGTATATCAAGCCCCCACCTATCAGTCCCACCGTTAGCAGTGCTGTCATTAAGTTCTATAGCTAAAGCTGCCGAGTCCGATACTGTTAGCCAATAAACAACACCGGGAGTAGCCTTCACGCTGGTATCTCCTATTAAGACACCACTATTTAGAAGACCTCTACTACGAGGATACCCCCTGCTAACTATCGGGACATTGATTACATCTCGGTCATACCACCTGATAACTAAAGTGGCACTTGTTGAACCAAGTCGGATAAACCTGAGATTGGTGAGGATTGACCGCATACTGTCCCCAAATACCTGTAGCACATCACCCGGGTCAAGCACTGGGTCTGAGGTTGTGGCAGCACCACCATCTTGATGATAACAAACAGGTGCGGTTAGAACAGTAATTGCTGCTTGCCTAGCCCCCAGCAGTTCGGATGCTGCCAATGTGGGGTCGGCACTGGAAAGTCCTATTGAAGTTCCTGCTACTGTTAGAGTGCTCTCGTCAACTATATTAAGAGCCATTTGATTGTACCTCCTACTACCTACTTACCTCCGCCTCTCTGATTTTATTTGGCGTGAGGTTATGTTTTCTTGGGCTTCTTCTCACCCTCGGCTATCATTTTTCTAAGGTCGCTTGATGGTGTAGTTCTAGCTATCTTTGCAGCCTCAGCACTATAAGAATACGGAGTGTCACCACGCTTCATAGATAGAGCTTTCCCAAATAATTTCAACTGACTAGAACTATAAGGCACTTCACCACTTCCCTATTTATTGTATTTCTTCCTATTAGTCTTTAATGATGTGACTCTTAAATTTGACCTATTATTAGAACCACCATTAGATAAAGACTTCTTATGGTCTACTTCTCTGCCATCACCATTTTTCAAACCTAACTTACGCCTGGCAATATTCCGTTCAGACCTGTTCTTAATCTGTTCTGGTTTGCCATGATATTCTCGGTATTCTTTTTTATAGTCTCTTTCTCCAGCAAGACTGCGTAGTTCACTTGTTGCCATTTCACGCATCATCTTATGTGCTTGCCCATTAGAAGATTTAGGAGTACTACCTTCTTTCATGGATAAAGCTATCTTGGCTAAATGGCTTCTAGTCGGCATTACATCCCCTCTGCCTGTATTTTCTTCATTGTAGAGAACCTCTTGCCCTCTGGTTGTTTCTTTGCTAATTTAGTTATATTACCAATAGCCTGAGCAGTCTTAGACTTCTCTTTTTTGCTCTGGGCTATATCTCTTTCTTCTTGAACTAAGGCTATGTGGTCTATCTCCTCTTGTTCTAACATCCCTTCACTCAAAACATAAGACGGATGCCCGCCTTCTACCTTACTTGGTATTAGTTGGCTCGGAGCTTTACTACCAAACTCTCTGCGGACAGGATTGATTACACGGATACCAAGGTTCTTAGAACGCAACCACTCTGCGTATGACATTCCATCCGGTTTAGTTTCACCATTCATTTACATATCCTCTGGGGATTGATTAAAGGCTCAACCCCCAAAGCCTACCGGATTTATTTAGGTTTCTCTGGCTTTACCTTTTCAGCCTCTATGGCTTCCTTTTTCTTTTGAGATGCAGTTTTCTCACTCATATTTTACCTCTATTCTATTTGTAGCCAAATACACTGGTCGCCAGCAGCATAAGTGCTACCAGTTCTCGGTATAAGCCAGCCAGCATATTGCTCCGAATTTGGAGTAGATAAACCCCACGCTTCATCAGCCATGCGAAGAGCACCATCAGCCCCATTAAATACTACTGCCCTATCTTTGGCAGCAGCTCCAGGAACAGTGCTGGTAACAGTGCCGAATATCGGGCCTCTTGTCTTACCCCAAGCATAGGAACCAGAAGCAACTGGTTGCAGTGGCATACAGACTACACTCATCAGATTGGCACCAGCAGTTAGATGGCGTACATCATACCAAGGATTAGCAGTGAGAGTTGCCCACTCATCTCCAGCAATCGCATAGCGGACTGGGTGATGAAGAGTGAGAGTGGTGTCATCCGCAGCATTATAGGTATTGCCCCTGATGTGATACCACCGCCTATTAGCAGCAGCAGCACCGATGATTATTGTGCCATCTGCAAACTGGTCTTTGGCGACGCTATCGTAGACAGTTAGAGATGTGACATCAACTTCCAAGGCTCCAACAGCAGCAGCAGTTATAGAAGCGTCTGATGGTTGCTGGTAATTCCCACATCCCAGAAGTGGATTGGTTATAGCAGCACCAGCCTTGAAATATCTCCATAGACCTCCCATCGGGTCCATCGCTAATTGCCCTATATGTGACTTTGCTGTGGTTGTTGGGGCAGCATAGAGAGCACTAAATGGTGCAATCCCCATTATTGGAAAACTCATTAGACTTCTCCTCTTAATAGGCGGGCTGATATTTACTCCACTGCTTACACTTTAAGTTTGGGCAGATTTGTAACCCACCTACCTCAGATTATTTTGTTCCGTGTTTACTTCTCATGTGCCGTGCCAGACCTATGTAGGTCTTTGCGACAAACGAGCAGTCAGGTTCAGGGCAACTTATCTTGCCCTTACTAGAATCAAGTTTTACCTCTCCTACCTGTGCCTTCAGGTTGGCAGCCTGTTCCTCAAGTGCTTTCACCTCTGCCTCAATCTCTTCTTTGGCGGTTTCACTCTCCGCCATACCATCCTTCAAGGCTTTAGCTTGCTCCTCAAGTTCTGCGACCTTCGCCTGTGTCTCACTTAATTCTGCCTGCCCTGGCTCTTTACCTGGTGGCCAGAGCTTAAACCCCTTCTTCGTGTAGTAGTTCAGGTGCCAGGGGTCGGCAGGTAGTGGTAGTGTCGGTATCCATACCCTCTCCCCATCCCCATTCGGGTCTGAGAGTTGTCGGTAATATATCCGTGTTTCCTTCTTCCTGTTAAGTTCAGGAGCATCTATATCTACAGGAATTTGTACCACGATTTTACCCTCCTATGTAATTATTTGTCCCTATGATGTTGGGATGGCATACTCAAAGAACATATCCCTTCCGTATGAGCCATCTTCCTCGACCATCTTATAGTCGTGAACGATACCAATTTCCCAACCTCGGAGTGAGTCGTCATAGACAACCCAGTTCTCAGGCTCATAACCCACTACATAGATAAAGGCTTCCTTGGAATAGATAGCTCCATGAGTGGTAGAAGTAGCGGTTAAAAGGGTAATGTTACCATCGGCAAGCACCGGGAGGTTATAGAGTTTCAGGTTTCCTACCCAGTAATCTCTGAGAGTGCTTAACATATACTGTTCCGGGAAGTTGCTTGTGGATGGGTCTGAGAATTTATCCACCAGGATATGCAGAGTATAGGGGTGCATCACAGAAACCATCGGCCAGGGTACAGGTTCAGCCTGACCTCTGCACTGAGTAACGGCAGCTAACATGTGGCCGAGAGTAAAGGTGGTGCCATCTGCCCCCACAGTATTATCAAGTCCACTGAACAGAGCTAGACCATCTTGGTCTAGTTTCTTGCCCATAGCATTACCGATGACTTTACCGGCTGCTCTGAAAGCAGGTTCTTTTAGTTGGTTCCGCAGTTTCTTGGTAACGATAACTTTGGCTCCAACCTCATCGGTAGTATGGGTCGTTCCAGTGATGGATAGGGTTTGGGAATTAGACATATCAACACCGTCAATCAGGTCATCCATTGAAATAGACCCGAACTTCGGGATATAGATACTCTTCTCACCCTGCCCAATCGTCATCTTGTTTACTGTATTCGTAAATACAGCTTCGTGTTCATCAATGTTGTTACTCCTCTTACGAGGGGGCTAGTCATTTCTGCTAACCTCTGCATATCGCTATGCAGTTCGGACTATATCTTCTCTTTTAAGAGTCTAGCGTTAAGTCTCTGAGGCCGAGTAACTGTATGCTTGGCTGCTTGAATCTCATATATGAGATTTATTTGTTCCTTGGTATAAGCCCTCTTGCCATTAGGTAAAGCATTAACATCAAGTTGCTTTCGCTGTTCGCAGAATCTATAGAGCATCAATGCTTGCTTATTTTTCTGTCCCGTAAGATAAGGCATAATAGCTGGTAAGAATGTCAATAACTTGGTCATATTAAGTATTAACACATCTTTGGTAGTAGACCGTTTGCCTTTCCTCTGTGCGACATGAGGGTTTGCCCCTATTCTCTGGCATATATCTACGACTCTTTCAATGATAGCCCAATCATTATTAGTGATAACCACCCTTGGAGACGCACTTCCTTTGTCTCTAGGGTAATCAATTCTTATTGAGCCTTCGCCGTCTACTATGCCAGCGAGCCAAGCCTTTTCTATTTCAGTTACTTTCGCCTGCTGATTGTCCCCACTGTCGGATTGTTGCATATCAGCACCTCCAGATACACGGGATTTTCCAGCATCAAGCTAGATTTTACATACCCAGAACTCTAGGTATATCTTGCAGCACCCACCATTGCTACTGAGCCAGCAGCAAGGTCGGCACCAGTTGTAATAGCCATATCACTTTCTCCTTAATTAGAGTTGAATTTGAAACCGTTTGGCAGCCTTAGCGTATTCCTCGCTACTTATCCGTCCTTCCACATAAGCAAGTTCATAGTCATTCCACGTGCGAAGTCCGGCTACTGCCGTGCCAGTACCCCTCGCTTTAGCCCTCTGGCCTTTAACGGGAGTCCTTGACTCACCGCCTTCTTCCTCTTCCTCCTCCCCTTCACCTTCGCTTTCAGCTTTAGGTGACTTGGAGGCTATATCCTTCATCCTTGCAAGGCTGTAAGTTGTGTGACCATCCTGGTCCGTGTCAGACCCTATCTGAAGTAGAAGGTCAGCAGTTAAGCTACATCCTTGGGCTAATTCCTTAGCTTCTTCCGTTGCCTCAAATTTAGCCGCTTTGTCTATAGCAGCCTGGTGCTGAGCTCTCTCCGCATTAAAGTCCGAGCGGTCCCGGGATAGTTTCATATAAGCATCCTCATTCTGGTGCTTGAGTTTGAGAGCACTGATAACCTCAGTATCCCCACCGGCAGCCTTTAGTTCTTTCTCTCTGTCTCTTGTTCTCATTGTCGAGATGGTGGTTTCAAGGTCTGTTAACCTAGTCTTGTTACCATCCATCGTTCTCTTGAGGGTAGCGTTGACATCAAGGGAGTCTTTAAGCTGTCGGCCAAGGGCTGCCTTTTGAGCATTGACATACTGCTCTCTCTCAGCTTTGGTGTAGGTGAAGACCTCCTCCTGTGGTGTTTCCGATTGTTTCAGTCCTGTTTCCTGTTCGGGCATTGGTTCTGGAGTAGTTCCGAGTTCGCCTTCAGGAGTTGTTACCTCGTCCATAACGGCTACGTCAGTTTCGTCCTTCTTCTTAGCCATTGATTCCTCCTAAGTTTATTTAATAAAAAAAGCAGCCTAAACCTTTCGGTTCAAACTGCTCAGTTGTTCTGTCACAGTGTAACTTATTCTATTGTTAAAGTGCTATATGCCAGCTAGTAGCCTATGTCCTTACTACACCCAGGAGCTTATCCCTGTAGCTGTTCAGGCTGCTCATACTTACTAGAATATAGCCCTTTCGGGTAGCTGGCACTTGTGTTATCTCTTTTTCATAACTTAATACTTTCCTTAATCTTCTCCACTCTTACTGGTTCCCCTTCCTCAGTGTGTACCTCAACCACCCCATATTTATTATCACGCAATAACTCTAAGAGCTTACGCTCCCTTATACTTACTAGCATATTCCTTAAAATCTCTTTTGTCAAGTCCAATAATTCCTAAGTGTATTTTCTTGTGGCAAGATGAGCAAATCCAAGTAACTTTTAATGGGTCAGAGTAATCTTCGTGATGCCCTGACAATTTTGTTTTCCTACCACAACCTTCACAAAGTAATGGCTTTATAACTTTACCTATCTTTACTGCATACCGTAATAACCATGACGCTCTTAACCTATCTGGATGCTCTTGTCCCCATTCAAGAATACCCTCCATATAATTATCGGCACGATTCCGACCATTCTTGGCATACCACTCTTTATAAAACTTAGCCTGCTTCTCCTTATATCCTAACTTTGCCCTTGTCCGTGCATGAGCTTCCTTAGTTTCTTCAGGATGTGCTACTTGATATGCAGTAACTCGTTTGCTAATACACCCCTTACACCTACTCCTATTATAAGGATAAAAATTGACTTCTCGGTTTTCACCACATGTAAGACATTTACATTTTTTCATACCTTAATGATATACAATTAAGGCTTGAATGTCAAGTGCCTTACCTTAATCCACTTAATCCTGTCATTAGACTCTCAAGCAATTCCCTAAATTCACTCTCCCTCTTAGCTACATCTTCAAGGAATCTTTCAGTTGGAGTTATTCTAAGTCGCCTTCTCTGCTCTGACATTGTAGTTGTCCATATTCCAGCAAGCACACCCCATTCATCTAACTCAGGATTCTCCAACCTATAGGTATCTTTTTGAGTCTGGAAGGGAAACTCATTATAGACCAGCCACTTTACAAACACTTCCCTTGAAGGGACTCTACTGAAATCCAAAGGCTCTAACCCCAGTAAGCCGAGATATACCTGCTCATAGAAATTGGGGCGTTCCATCAGGAACCAGTCATCTTCATACCACCTATCTTGATTAGTTGCCTCCTTCCAGTTATCAGGTTTCCCCTCTGTCATAATTGAAGTGAAGCCTACATAAGCATCAATATGAGTTTCAGGAACGAACTTACCATAACCATTTCTTCTTATCTCAGCTAAGCCAAACTCTGTGAGCTTGCCCTGCTCATCAAACCGCATAGCCTGGCGAGTCCTGTTCCTCTCATCCACATCCTCAATATAATAAGGGGATGCACTCTGACTCAAACCAGTCACCTTGTCAAAGTCCTCTTTGAACTGGTCATAAATGTCATCATATTGGACAGCAGGCACATCCTCTGGCTTAGGAATATCTATACCGGCTAGTTCGTGCATTGCCCGAGCAAAGCCAGGGTTATCCAGTAGCATCCGCTCCTGTCTAAAGCCCCTGGCTCCTAAGTCGTAGTAAGCTAAATAATTGTCTATCTCTGTACTTGGGAACTCCATACTATAGGCATCACGCTTGCGTCTAGCAATAGCATACTGGGGGTTCGCATCAAGGTAATCTAATCTCGCCTCCCTATTCTCAGAGTCAATAGCGTCATACTCCGCATCTTGAGTCGCCCAATCCACATTGATACGCAGGACTGGCTCACGCTGTAGGAGTTCTTCCTTTCTATCCTTGAGCAGTTCATTGGCTATTGCCCAGTCATAGGTATCGGGGTTATCAATCAACCACAGCAATGCCTCAGAACTGCCTGGTTCAAACTCATCAATCGTATTGCCTCGTTCCACCCATTTCCCCACAATATCCTCGGTAGCCCCGTTCTCATATGCCTCAATGCGTCTGAGGTCATCAACCCACAACGGATTATCAAGTTTATACTGCTTGCGTTCCTCGTCAGTTTCCAGAGCATCGAACTCATCAAACAACTCACGATTTTTAATCTTGAGTTCCAGTGCTGCTATCGGAGTTTCTATCGGGTCAAAACCCAGAGCCT